CAACCGTGCCGAGAGTCGCTACCGTCGCAAACTTCGAAGCATTTCCACCAAGGCGTGCAGCAAGTCCGATTGCTCCACGCACAGCTCCAGCTGGAAATAACATGCTACCAACTGAGGGGGCGGCCTGATCAATAAAAATAGAAGGGTTCGTTACCAAATGATTCAGGATGTCACCAGCCGAATAGTTGTCATTCGACATCTGAAAATTAAGCTCGGCACGCTTAGACTTCATCATTGGCGAACTACCGGCATCGATCTTGTCCATCTCGCTTTGCATGTAGTCCGAGAAGTCACGGCCAACGGCATCATTGGTGAGCATTGCCGTAATGTCTGCCGTACCCTTCAACGCGGTCGGGATGATTTTCGCTGCTGCATCGAAAGTATCGCCAGCGGCCTGCCCCCACGTGCGATCGTTGACGATAGGAGTGAACTTACGGCCTTCGCCATTGACCACTTTCTGACCTTCAGTCATACGCGCTTTTTCGATGTCTTGCGCGCGTGAATCTTGATATGCACGAAGATTCTTTGATGCGTTTGCGAAGCCAACTACATTAGGATCGAATTGAGGCTGCAGCTTGGCCGGGGTTGCGTCTTTTTGCGAATAGTTATCCATGACGCTACGCTGACTACGCGGAATATCTGTCTCATTGTTATAACCAGTCAATTCAACACCGGTTACAGGGTCATAGACAGCATCAGGATTCGTTGGCGTCGTCGTGCCACCCGTATATAGCTTCTTGATCGTCTCTTTAGCTCGATCCAAGAGACTAGGTTCTTTAGGTTCCAGTTTTGCGGTTTCACCATCAAACCATGCTTTAACCTCTGCACGCTGACTCATTGGCACGTCTGGTGCAATGAACTTGTCGAAATATGCTTGGCGTGCGCCTGCCCTGTCTTCGGCAGACATATTCAGATATTCTGGTTTTGCGATGATTGTCGACCATTTAGGCGCATTATCTGCTGCGCTTGGCTGTTGTTGGACCGGTTGCGCCGGTTGCATGCCTTGGCGAGCCTTGGCAACCATGGCCGCAGCTGCCGTGCCTTTTTCTACATACGTCGGGTCTTCTGCGTAACCTCCCGCCTTCAGCCCGGTAAAGAACTTTGCGGCGTCGTTCCCCGCGTTGAGTGCGCCTTTATATTTACGACTCAAGAGATCGGCGTGGCCATCAGCAAATGAGTCCAGACTATCAAATACTTTGTATTTGTCTCGGGTACCGGTTGCATTATCAGTCGCCTCTACGCCATTACCAGAAAAGTCTTTGATGTTGCCCAAGTTGTTTGTGCCTGGAATAACAGACTTTCCCCAGCCGGTTTCTAGTCCCCATTGCCCAATAATGGAATCAACGGAAACGCCAAGGCGAGCGGCAACGCGCTCGGCCTGCGGCATAACTTTTGCTGTGAACTCCGCGACACTGGCCGTGTTCAATGGCTCAGTATTTGCTACCGGTTGTGGATCTGGCTGATCGCCGAAGAACTCGCCTAGATTCTTAGAATATTTCTTAGACGGTTGAGTGCCACCAAAAAACGAATCTAGGCTGTTACTGCCTAGCGAATCGTTTTTAGGGTTGAGAGAGTCGCTAGGTGTAGTTGCCATGTTTTGTCTATAGTCTAGGGTTTAAATAGGCTTTCGAATTTAGGATCAATTGTCACAGTGTTTGGCGTATTTGATCCATTGCTTAATCCAGTCTTTACGTTTGGATCATAACCAGACAATTGTGCGGCCTGCTGATTGATTTTTGCTATATCAGGTACACGTCCCAATCCTGCTTCCGCCTTAACAAGCTCTTGTTTATACGCATGATAGCGTTCTTCCGCTGTTTTATGCGAGCCCTTAGTGATCATTTCTGTTGCTTTTTCGGCAGACAATTTCGGTCCATCAGGGTGTTGCGTCAAGAATTGATATTGCATTTGCATTTCTGACGGCTTGCCGCCATTCCATCCCATTCTTAGGCGCGACATATCGGCAGGAATTTTCTCGACGACATCGCCAGTGTTCTCGTTACCGGCAATAACACGACCAGTATTATCGTCTGTCATAAACTTGTACTTACCAGTCTTCTGCATATTCATGGCATGCTCAAGCGCTTTTCTAGGGATCAATTCGTGATTGCCTTGATCGTCCACAGCTTGAACGGCCTGCTGATCACCTACTTTCACCGGCTTAAGATCGACAAACTTACGCTTACCGCCATCCGTCTCATTCATATAATTCAATGCGCCTTGAATATCGCCGGAAAAGATTCGCTGTCCGAGTGTGGCCAAGTGCTGCGCATGGATCTGATCTAATTCATGAGCATTTGAGGCCGTTTGCTTCTTCTCGTTGAATGGAATCTGTTTAACGGCAAGGTCTAGTCCTGCACCGCGCACAGTTTCTGCCTTGGTTGCATTAGCCTGCAAAGTCGGTTGCATCGCCTTTTTATATGCAATGTCACCGCCTTCTAATCCAAGCTGATCAACGCGATTCTTGGTCTCTTGAGGCAATATCTCGAGGCCAGATCGTGCTTGCTCTGCTCTCAATCGGTTAACGGCATTCGTTGCCGCCGCTTCGTCAGCAAGGCCGCCTTGCTTTGCGTCCATAACGGCTTGCTGATAGGCGCGTTGCTTGGCCAGATAGTCTCGATCTTGAATATGTTCGTTCTGATCAAAATAAGAATTTACAGCAGCGAGTCCGGGTGCGATATTCATGTTTCTATCCTGCAGTTGGAAGGGTTAATCCAAGTTGATCAACACCCGGCGTATTGATTGGCGACAAATCGTAATTCCCTTGTATGCCGGGGTTGTAAGTCGATCTCGTAGGCGTTGTGTTCATGATTGAACTGAGGCCGCCGTTTTTATTCCAAGCGTCTGTAACATTGCTGACAACTTTACCAAAGGCCGCGCCGTTGGCATTGGCCTGAGCATTAAGGCCATTGGCTATTGCATTATTCGTCATTGCTGACTGCGCAAGTCCGGCGTTAGCCTGTGCTGGCAACCCTTTGCCTAGACTTAGTGCGTCTGTCTTACGTGCCCAAGCCATATCACTTATGCGATTTCGCGCGGCGTTTTGATTCACCGCATCTGCTGCAGCCTGATTTCTGTCTAGACCTGCCATAGCCGAAATGTATGCAGCGCTGGAAGGATCAAGCCCGGGCGTGCGGCTTAGACGATCGCGCGCTTTACCGAATTGTTCCGAAACTGTTGCCGATGCCTCGCCTGCCGCTCGCTCTCGATTGGCTTCGCTATCAAAGTTCTGTGCGTCTTCGACATATTTGCGCTCCATCGGCTGATATATCGTTTTATAGCTATCCCATTGATCTTGGGAAATGGCTGCCTGTGTCGCGGCTGCATTAGCCGACGCTCTACTGGCATCTTTGGCTGAATCTGTCGTCCCCTTGTTCATGAAATAACCGCCAACCAACGAGATTGCGGAACCCGCTACATTTGACCATGCCATGATTAATCCCCTTCAATCTCAATTACTTTGCTGTATGCCAGATATTCGGCTTCATCTTGCGCTACAAATTCGGCTTCAATTTTCTCTAAGTCTGTTTCATGCGTTCCATGTACCGTGATCCATACAGAATCTTCGAGTGCATAGCCTGCACGCTGAACACCCCTCGGTGAAACAACAACGTCCCCGGCCTGCATCGTCTTTAAGCCTTCCTCTGTAACCACATGAAGAAGGCCCTTGGTAACGATGTTCAAATTCTCTTTCTTGTGGATCTTCCCGACGAGTACCGTTCCTTTAGGAATAATCAATTCTCTGGCATACACACCTTCTGAAAAATGATGACGAACCTCAAGCTCGATCGTCGGCCCTCCTTTCAGGGCTGTTGCGAGGGCTGCGATCTTCTCGCGCGACGAGGCATAAGGTAGATTTTCCATTGCTCGATTGTATGCCTGTGCTAGTTATTTGACTTTGGAATAGATAACTTAACCGCCTTTACATCGCTATACATTGGCTCAATTTTCGGCAAAATGCCTTGGTCCATGGCGTGCCATAGCGCATCTAGTTGTTCTGTAACCGCTGGATAGGCATACATTCTTTGCTCTGCGTATGACTGCGACGTATCCGCCTCGATCGCAACAAGACTTCCATTTACGACGCGATACTTTGACGGATCAATCATAGCTTCTACTTCCATACTGGCTAGGCCGTCGTCCTGCGCATATAAATCGACTACCGTGCGCTGACAGAAAACAGCCTGCACAATGGTACCTGTTGCCTTCTCGTAAATGACATAGTTAGCATTCATCGCTTCGCCCCCATGTAGGTAATGTTACGGGCTCCAGCCAGATATACCGTTGATCCCTGAGATTGCCATACCTGTACTTGATAGCTGTGCTGACCAGTGGCACCGGCGAATGTATCTGTGATCGTCGCGACGCCTGAAAAACCACCAGGTAACGATATTCCGCAAGTCATTTGACCGGCCACACCATCTTGGCAGATACGAACCAAAATTGACGAAGCTGATCCGCTAGTTTGTGCCAAAAAGTTGACAGAGGCCGTGCAAACGACAAGTGCTGGCGCGGCGTCTCCATAGTCACTATATGCGGTTAGCACAGTAGTCCACGCGCCAGTAACCGGCACGGTATTACCTGCCACTGCTGACCCCGGTACGACAATCGCATTACCCGCAACCCGAAGTGTGTCGATCTCGGCTAGACCGATTCTTGCCCTAGTAATCGTTCCGTTTTCGATGAAAGCATCTTTGATGTAGACGCCTGCAGGCGCATATACTCCGTTCACGTATCTTGGTTGCGTCGTGACAATGAAAGGGATATTTGCCGGATCGGAAGGCGCAAAAGAACCATCAGGATTTATAGCGCGAGGGGTTGTAGCCGATGCAATCGCAAAACGATCGGCACGAATATAGAACTCTGATATGTTTCCAGAATTGTTAGATGTTGACGCCAAACCAAAGCCAGAAACATATCCGTTCAGATCAATCTTAACGGTGTATTTCCCTTCTAGCGCATCGGCTTTATTAAACGCAACCTTTGCATCTTCTCTAATCGCTGCAGAATTAATGTAGTTTCCGGTAACCGGATCTTTGATAGCAACCTGCGTTTGGTTCCAGCGTTGCGCCGTCGCACCGGCATTATTCACAACGGCTTCTGATCCCTCTTGAATCAAAGCCGAGTTGTCGCCGATAGCAGCCCAGACAGTATTCACGGCACGCGCTAAAGCGTTATCGTTGTTTGCCCTAGCCGTTTTTTCGTCAAGAATGTTTGACTGCGCCTTAGCTAGTCCTGTCAGTGGATCATAAACAACAGCCCTGACCGCTGACAGCTTTTGCGCTGCTGCGGAGGTAGACGTTGCCGTAACATTATTGATCTCGCCGATTAGGGCTTGAGCCGCAGCTAGTCCAGTTGTAGGATCGTAAATCGTTTGCTTGATACCATTGATCTGCGTAATGCTGTTTTCTGTTTTTGTTGTTATATCTGTTACGCCGTCTTGCAGATCATTGAATTTCTTAATCAATCCATCCGGCGCGTCGATCAAGTCAATCCTAGCGCCGAGATCTTTGAACAGCTGTGATTCTAGAATCTCTGATTGAAGATCATTGATAATGCGCCCGACTTGTGCCGGTGTTATTGACGATGCCGGTGTGGTCGTCTGAATAGCTTTATTGCCGCCTGCAATGGATGATCTGCCGTTGACAAGCCCAACTTCTTTAGCCGTTACAAAACGCTCGTCTCCGCTACCCGAGTTACCGTTGCGCACATGATGTGCATCGACAAGGGCGCGTAGAACGTCACGCACATTCTGATCTTCGATGGCCTCAAGTGCGGCCAATGGTATGCCAGGTACGGCCTTTGCGTTTTGGTCTGCCATTACATAGCCTTCAATTCGTTCGCAGTATTGCCGACGCGAAGCTCTCTAAAACGTCCGGTGCCAGTGATCTTCACTTGCCAGCGATCGGAAAGGAATCCACTAGGTAGCCTGAAATCAGTAAGCCCTGTCGTCACGGCCTTAGTGTATTTAAGCCTGATTTGGTGCACGCCATTTACTTTCTCTAGCGCCCAAAATTCGATCGACCAAGAACCTTCGACAAGGGCCTGAGCCATACCAAAGTTTATCGGTACTCGAAATTCCATTTCTGGCCCCATCCAGATTGCTTGTTGCTCGCTGCCGCCAGCGAATTGATATAACTGGTTGCCGGTAATGAAGTAGGATTGATCGGAAAGCGGCGACACAAAGTCACATTGAGCGACGAGACCTGTAACCTCGGTCATTGCGCCTTTAGCCTCATCTAATCTGATCATGAACGGCGTGAAGGCAGCTGTACTAGAGTACACAACAAGCCTGCCGTCCCATACCATAAATCGCATGGTAGAAAAACCGGCGCTATACAAGATTCTCCATACGTCACGTGTGAAGAACTGTTCGCTGAACTGTAGACCAGCCTGATTTCCTTCTACGGCAACGATTCCGTCATTACTTGCATAGAGCAATACACCACCCAAGTCGGCCATTGACCATTTGGATACGCCTGCCTGTGGTGCCTTAATCTTCGTTTCCGTCATGCTGTCCGGCGATACGCCAGAAATCAAGAACGGCTGCGATGCCGTCGTGATCAACGCGCCCGAGCCGGACACAATGCCGCCGACAATCTGCGTCTGGAATGTCTTGCGATAGCTAGGCGGCCAAGACCAAGGCTTGTAGGCATCAGAGAAGTGCAATTCATTGCCCTTCCAAGCGCACATAATGCCGTTTGGCAATGACATGAGGCCGACCAACTCGGGATCAGGCGGGTAGTATTCGTCGCTTGAAAGCGGTTCGTTTAACTCGCTTGCCTTTACCTTGTCGGTAAAAGTAATGACATTGGCTGGGTTGCTCAGTACCGGTATCGTGCCAACATAAAAATAATCAATGATGTTTGAACCGGTCGGAGTACGATAAACACGGATCTCTTTAATTGGCGCGTAGTCGTATGTAAATGAGTCTTTCGTCACCTGTACATTTACTGGTATTTCAGGATTTCCGGTAATAGTAGATGCTGGGCTTGGCGGTCCTTCTTCACCATATGTATTGACATATGTATATACATAGGCGCGAGTTTCTTTACCGCTATCAGATACGGCGGCTGATAATGTCAGCGTGTAATTATTTCCTGACGTGTTACCGATAGAAAGAGACCAATCGGCAGGCGAATAGAATGCCGAATTAGATGTATAGATGTCGAATATGACCGTATTTGTCTCGGTATCTTTGGCAACCAGACGAATGACCGGTGCAGCTGTTTTCGGCGTACCAGTCGATGTCGTCTGACCGTTGGCCGTGGTCGTTACGTTGTTGTTGGCTGGCGCCACAAATGACCATTTTTCGTATTGGGTTATCGTGGTTAATGCCATTGGCTGCTCTTGATACTTGACGCCTGAATACTCATAGAAAAACGTCGCTGTGAGCGTAATGCCTTCTAATTGTGTCGTCGAAGACATTGCAAGCGAAGCGGCCTGTGTAGGTTGCGGAACGCCAACACGGTAGCTAGAACTCGGCTGGCCACCGTTAGTTTGCATGCCAGATCGGCTAGTAACTCTAAAGTCTGTTGGCGTCGTGTAATAGAGCCGGTTGTATGTATCGTTAGATAGTGGGCTTCGAACAGCGTTGACATCATCAGTCCACGAATAGAACCTAATGCCGTCGTCTGTATAAATGCTTCTCGGCGTGTTGACGAACGAGTTAATGTTGAAGTTACCTTTCAACCCGCGCAATTCTCCGTATGCAAACTCGCAATTCTTCGCGATCGTTGCATGCTCTTTAGACAGAAGAGAAGGCGAAACACGAGGCATGAGCCCTGAGAATCGATCTAACTTGAAACCAGCCATAAGCTTTTCTCACTAATAAGGACGGACGGACAGCTTGTAGCGTAGTTCCTCGGTCAATTCCTGTGGCGAAATCAAGCGGCTATGCTCTTGCCATCCTGCGGCTTCCAAAACTTTTACACAGTATCCAGTGCATACCAGTATTTGACGCGCATGCAGGAATACTTTAATTCTGAAGAAGTTGAGTATTCCTATAACGGCAAGCGCAGCAAAGCCATAATCAATTCTCTCGCGTAGGCTCTCACTGATAGCCGTCTCTACTGCGTCTCTGTCTTCTACAGGGCAGTGGTACACGTCAAACGGAATCTCTGCCAACTGAGAAAGCGGGATCATGTGATTACGGCCACCGTTGAGCTCTGCCATCCAAAGGCCACCGTTAAACCAGACGGCTAGGCCATTGTGCGTGTACTCGCTATGCGTGAAGAAGCGCGTGAATGGCGAAAGGAATCCATGCTTTTCGCGCACAGCGATTACATCTCCTGTCTGAATAAACGCTCTTGCTTCTTCGTATCGCATGATTAAGCCTGTAGTTTAGACGCTTCAATAAATAGTAAATCAATATCGTGTTCTGTCATTTGCAGTGCTGACATTAGTGCTGCAATCAGCGGCCAATGACGTTCTACTACGCTGCTATACTCCCAATCAATTTGCGCTTTCTCTCTCGCTGGGCTTGGTAGAGAGTTGATCGCAGCCGTTACTGCTGCCAACTTACCTGCATCAAGCAGCGCTCGCCGTGCCTGACGCATAGTAACGGCTTTCGGTACTGACGCCTTAAACTCGGCATCAATCTGCTCCTGTGGTTTTGCCTCGATGTCCCAATCCCACACCCAATTACCGCGCAAGTCTTGCTTAACGCCATATTTTACGGCTACGTGAGTGCTGTCAACGGCTGGCGGCGGTGACTCTAGAATTGGATCTGCGTCGGTCGGTGTGAACACGACCGGAAAGATGGTGTCATGTTCCTGCCGGTATTGTTGTTCGGTGACTAGCCGACCATCGCTTTTCATTCTGAATGTAGTTGTCATGTCGAATCCTATGCAATTGCTAAGTAAATGTATGTTGCGGCATTGACATTGATGTTTGTCGCGGCCAATTGATTTACAGCAAATCCGCTTGAAAGTGGATCAATAGAATCGTCAGTAGTTACTTCTGCTGCCGTCGAATTGAAACTCAAGTGAGGATCGTTACCTGCAACAATGCCGCGCACTGTGTCCCACACATACCAATCGCCTGTGCTGTTTACACGTTTGATCAAGACGAATCTAGCGCCAGCGGTAAAGCCGCAATCGATGTTTTGTGTGCCACCGTTACCCGTGTACGATCCTACCTTGGATATTCCGGCCAACGTCTTGAATAGATATGACACATAGCTACCACCAGATGCCCCAACGTCGCCATTAGATCCGACAGTGAAAGTAGTCGTTGTCGGTGCTGACGGGTACGTGTTTGCAAATGCCTGCCTTTGCAGCGTAGAGTTGAGCCAACAGATTTGGTCTACTGTGCCGCTATAAACTGCCCACCCGTTCGATGGTGATGCTGCGTCTGTCCTCTTAGTAATAATTAACTCCGGCGTGCCGCTGAGATTGTGCGTAACGCTTTGAGATGCGCCACCGGTTCCATTATAGGAGACGATGTCGAACACTCCAGCTGCGCGAGCGAATCTATAAACCATGCTATTAGTGCTTGGGACAAAGTTAATATATCCCGTTGCATCGGCGTGGTAGATGTACGGCGATGTAGTCCTGGCAGATTGTGCCGCTGTACTTGTAGAGTCTAGTATCGGTGATCCGTTTGCCGCAGAAGCATATCCGCGAGATCTATCAGCCCATAACCAAGCAGGTGTAGTTGGTGTAGTCCTGTCCCCAAACATTACATATAAATCTTGCGGGTTAGGCGAGCCATTGGAGGTGTTAAGGCCAGATATAACAGCCTGGATAAGACTCGCAGTAGCAGCAAAAACCTGCGTGCCAGATGTAGGCGGCTTGTTCGGGCGACGAATTGCAAGGTAAATATATGTCGTACTAGCGGCCCCTTTAAAGATGAACCCTGTTGATGTTGGATTGCCGTAGTCGGTAGCCGTCGATTCGACTGCCGTACTATTAGCCAAAGTGCTTCTGTCTTCCGCCGATACGCTCCAGCCTCGAACAGCATCTAGCATGAACCAATCACTAGATGCGCTAGATGCCTTTGCCATCAAGAATTGTGGCTCCCAACCAAGGGCTGTAACCGTCGCATTACCACTGCCGTCTGTAGTAAATGATCCGCAACGAACAATGCCGCTTGTAGCCGAATCGTCAGCAAACAGATATGCAACAAATGTAGCGGTATTAGTGTTGTTATTAGATCCTACCGAGAATTGGCTTGACGTTGGCAGTGATGGAAAATAGGTTGACTCTGTGTATCCATTACCGACACCACTTTGAGCGTTCAAAGACAGAATACATTGATCGGCGCCAGCTGTAGCCGCGAGTAAAGACGCCGATTTATGCCAAACTTTCCAGTCTTCAACAGCAGAAAGCTTTTTCACAATAATAAGCCCTGGCACAGATCCTAAATTATGGGATATTGCTCTGTTACTCGTGCCGTCACCCGTCCATGTCACGACATCAAAAAATTTTGCTGCTTTCCGAAACGTATAACTTGCAAAATTCAATGCGTTTGTATTTGGATTCCCTGTACCCAAGGAGAACCCATTGTTGTTGAAAGCCGTTATGTATTGACCAGATGTAGCTTCTGCAGCTGTCGTGTTTGATGCCAGCAATTTGTTTGACCCGCGAACCGTATCGTGTACAGTTACATCGATGGCACTGTTACGGCATTTGAACCAAACCATTCCGCCCTTACCCGCAAGATCAATCACGTTATTGATCGACTGACTTGTACCGTTGCCGCCATACAGATAAGTGGAAAACACATCATCAGAGTAGATTTGTACGGCCCCTCCACTACCCATAGCCATCGCAAGTGCCGGATTCATAGAAATTTCCCGTAAACCGTTGTGCCAGCGTCACGACTCCAGAACATCATGAAGTCGGTACCTGAAGACTTGAATCCGCTGCGGCCACCCACTGCAGCCAACGCCGTAAAGTGTGTGGCAAGGCTTGTCGTTGTCGTGCCGTCTGGATTGACCCAATTCACTGTCGGCGGCGTGATCGTATATGCCCCGTAGTTTGTGGCCTCGAACAAAATAAAACCCGTATTTCCTGTCGGTGGCCAGTTACTAAAAGCAAAGCTGTGATTGCCGGTTGCCGTGATCTTTTGATGATGTCCAGCCGTGAAGTCGATCGTCTGCGCGGTCGTGCCGCTGTTGCCCTTATCCAAGAACGTATAGCCGCTGTCGATCAACATGGCGCGCGTCACCTGGGCATCACTCATGATCTGCGTACCGGTGAACGTGTTGCCACCAGAGAGATTAGCTTTAAGGCCGATATTGCCGACGATCTTGTTGAACGCGCCAAGAATCGTATCTGATGCCACAACCGTGCCAGCTGCAGCAGAGAATCCAGTTATCAACTTACCGCTAACTGCGGCGTCAGTGAAACTAGCAGATGGCAAAGCATTTGTTGCAAGCGTACCTTGTGCTGCCGTCGCATATGCTGACGACGCCGTAAATGCCGCCGAGTCAAGCGTCCCACCAGCGCCAATGTTGAGCGTTGAACCATCGGTGCCAGAAAACGTCAGCGTATTCGATACCGTCAGCGTCTTAGCATCAACAATCGTTATTGTCGATCCTGTAGCTGGCGGCGTGAATGTAATCTTATTTAACGTCGTTGCACTGGCCACGCCCAGCGTAGGCGTAGTAAATGACGGGCTTACTAGATTTGCCTTTAGCGCGAGATCCGTATTGTCTGCAATCGTGCCGTCGCGATCCTGAAACGTATAGGTTCTTGCTGCAGTGTTAGCATTCGTGAAGAAACTGGTGAACGTGCCAAGAGCATTGAGAAAATTGATCTTCAACAATGTAAGTCCGACGATGCCGCCAGACTTGTCTTTACTTGTAACGGCTGTCTCGTGTTCATTCATGACGGCTGCGGTCACGCGCAGGCCGACAAAATCACCGCTTGCATGCGCAACTGCCGTTGTCCCTTCTTGCGCGCGAACGATAGTGCATATATCACCGCTTCGAGCCGTGCATTTTACAATTTCTATTTCAGATTCAATGCCAGACGTTACCTTGCAAAGCGTCATCATGAAATAGTCGCTGCCAGTAGGCGATGGGAATTTTGCGCCGTCACCTGTGGCCAGCGTGATAGATAGAGCTGAGTTGCTGATAGGCGAGGCAAGCGTGCTTGAAGCATTATTTGTAAAGAGTCGCATTTTATGTTTCCTTCACGCGCAATATAAATTCATCTTCTAAAACGCGGCCTTCCGATGTATTCGCGGTCAACTGACCTTTATATGTCGTTCCATGGAAGCCGCCTGAAACTGATACGCGAACACGTTGATCACCGGGGGCGTCAACAATAATAGTTGTACCCGTCAATTCGGCAACCCAAGCACTATTCTTTCTGCGAACAATGATGCAGCATCTAGCCGGAACGTTGAAAGAGCCTACCGTAATAGCTGAATCTTGGTCTGTATTGGATACCATGATTACAAAACCGTCGGCTACACCAGTTGGCAACGTGATGCTATTGCCGGTGTAAAACAGCTTATTGTTATCGGATGATGTCGCCGTATAGGATGTTGAAAGATCAGTTTCTATCGCTTTATCCAAAGCGAATGCCGAGTAACCGCCCGTAATGTTATCGGTTGAAGACATATCTTCGGCATACTGAATGGCGTATGTCTCGACTTCTCTAGGCTGTTTCGTGTATTTATTTAGAATTGTCATGATTGACGCACCATTACACGGTCTACAAATGGCCGCGTCATTACATAAAATGGCGGGTCAGTTGCATTCGGGTTATTGAATATGTTTGCAGATTCAGAGAAATTGATTCCTGTAGAACCTGACAGTTTTTGAATAGTGCTTAAGTTGCCGGTCGTCGACAATGTGATTCCAGAGCTCGACAGTCCCAACGGCCTACCGGTGTAAAGCGATCCGGTCGCTAGGAATGACAGCGATGCACTTGCAGCCGGAAGATCGACGCGCTTGTTAGTAATAGTTGCAGAACAAGAGAAGCTAATTCCGCTACTGGCTGTCATTTGTAACTTGGCGCTAAGATTTGCTGTCTCAGTGAACGCCATTACTAAGCTACCAGACATACCAACACGGCCATATCGCGTTAAATTTGCCAATGTGTCGAATACCATCGGCGATAGAGCAATCGGCATGTACTGTTTTACATGCTTGGTGAGCGATCCATCTACTTCAAATTCAACATCAGAAGAAGCTAGTGGAATTGTCCGTTTTATGTACTGCGTCAGAGATCCAGATTCACTGACAACAAGCAAAGAACTGGCAGCGCCAAGCTGTTTTGTTACTTGTGGCCCAGAAGCCGACGAGACATTAAAACTAAGTGATGTGGATGCCGACAGACCGGTTACAACAAATAGATCACCGTCTGCCGTCGTAGACATCGCTGCGGCAGCGTTCGGCAATTGTTTTTGGTTGAACAGTCCTGCCGTCTGCGTAAATGAGACATTGGCCGACGCGCTAGGTATTCTTACTTCTCTAAATACCGTAAGCGCAGCAGACTGGCTAAACGTTATACCTGCCGTTGCCGTGCCAATCTGGGCAGATTTTGTGATGTCCCCAAGTACAGAGAACGACATCGCAGAGGAACCGCTTAACAGTGTAAGCGCCCTCTCAAAAGCAATGAAATCAATAGTCGCAGTCGCGCTTCCGAGCCCTACAATCGCATTGTGAGTTACGGAACCATTTAACTGCGCCTGATTGATTTCATGCTTATTCACGCCGCGCCCTTATTAGGTAGCAGTGATCGCAACTTGACCAGGCAACCAGCTTGGTACGTCGGTGTCAGCAAATGTTTTACTTGCTGCCAGCGTGCCGTAATAGAGCATGTTGCCGAGCGTAGCGGCGTCCCACACGGCAAAGTGCGTGACAGTTACAGGACCACCGGAAACAGGGTCATACGTGATCGTATTGCTGTTGCTAGTCTGGCCTGCCGTTGTTTGCGCCGCGAATGTCGCGGCTTTACGCACATACCAACCGCCCGATACTTCCGTACCTGCCAATGCTCCAGCCGTGGGGTCTGCAGTATGCAATGACACATAGACGGCTGCCGGTGCGGTGTAGGCCGTGTTGCGAAGGGAAACGTCGATGACCTTTCCGCGAAGATAATTAGAAGCTGGCATTTTTATTTACTCCTTTGAGAAAATGTTAATTACTTACGGTATGCGTTCGGGTTACCGTGCTGATCCAGATTTGGGGTTTGCGTCTTCTCTGCCTTCTCGCGGCCACCAATGGCGCTAAGGAATGCAGCGTAATGACCAGATGCACGCGCTGGATCAGCGGCGTACTCAGCATCTTTCTGATAGGCTCGATACAAAACATAATCGAGTACCGCACCTTGATAGATATCATCTATCGACAGTGTACCGCCCAATACCGCAGCGGGAGGTGCCGCGCTATAAATGACTTCCGCATATGAAGTGCCAGTAGAAGGCGGCCATACATAGAAAGTCTTAGGATCATTTTCTTCGTAAGTGAAGTGTTTGACTACGGCAGACTGCGCAGACGAATGCCAATCTGGTTGACCAGCATCTAGAACTTCCCGCTCAATCAAACGGATTGCTCGCCCCGGCGTAGTGCCATTTGTCCCCATGTTTCGAACCACATCAAGAACTTGTATGCCGGTAATCGTTTGCTTTGTTCCAGCCGAAAGAAGCATTGATTCGTTTTTTGCGTAAGCGCTAGGCTTGAAAATAACGATTTCGCGAGTTGCGTCGGTAACCCAAGGCAATAGCTCTGCGAGTGGCCAGCGTACATTGGTTGTATCTTGCAAGATAACAACGGCACGATCTAGGATTGATTGTACGGTTACAGTGCCCATGATGATATTTCCTTAATGTCTAGAAGTGGTACGCACTGCAGCGCGCACGGATGAAAGTGTTGAATCTTCTTTAGCGCCTGCTATTCCTAAGTCAAACTCTGATAGGTAATCAATTGCTTGTTGCGGGTTATACCAGGCAGTGCCCTGCTTACGCATGAGTCTAGCTTTTGCGCCAGCCAAAATTGCCTCTTGATAGCGATTGTTAATCCATTCTGGAAAGCCAGTCGAATTGCGTGCAGGCTGAACAGTTAATGCAATCTGCAATCCATCAGTGATGTCTTTATCAGGTACATAGGCAAGTATAAATTCCGAGTCCTCTATTTGCGTGAATGCAAATGGGGTGCCCGATTTTGTTTGCCAATCAGGATACTTTTGATTTAACTGATCAACAGACATTGCTTCCAATTGATCGGTCTGATCAGACACCTTAATGGCTTTAATTTCAACCAGTGTTGCGCCGCTAGGCGGCTCGATATCGTAATTAGCCATGCCAGCGGTAATTGATTGTGTATCCGCAATATGGGTCCACACCATTGATCGCTGACAAAACTCAACGGCGGCGTCTCTAATAGCTTGTTCAGCCATGGGATCACTACAACCCTGAACTTCGGGAAGTATCAACGCCGTCAACTGATCGTATCGAATATTAGCCATGTCGTCAGTATCGCCTTGCCGTGTCTATTTGACTTAATCTACGTTGACATGGCCATCTAAAACCATGACTTCATCGAGGACTACTTTGCGCCCACGGTTTGCTTTCAATGTCTTGCCGTGTTTTTTCTGGGCGTAAGCAACCAATTGCGCACAAGTCATTTTCTCCAAAGCGCCTACCAGTTCTGAAACATTAGTTTCGACGTCTTTACCGTCTGCATCCTTTGTGACGATAATTTCCGGCTCGTTCAACGAATCAACTGTTTCGCCTTTTGCGAGTGCCCATTGATCGGCATATTTAATCAGGATCTTTGCCTGTGCTGGCGTTACCTCTTGAATGTCGCCCTTGCCATTCCATGCTTTGCCTGAGCGAGCCACGTTGTCGATGCAAAACTGCTTATTGCCAACGTATTCAATCTTTACTGTTGTTTGCATGATTGCCTCTATGCTGTTTAAAAAAAGGGCGACAAGAGCCGCCCTTTTTCGATTACCACAGGTTTATTACAGTGTGCCTCTGTGTTCGTACAACACTGTAACGTCGAGGGCACCAGTAGCAGCGCCACCGCCGACAGTAGCGGTCACATAGGCATCGTAATCGAGAACGACCGGCTTAACGATCGATTCTGTTTTAGCGATTGCCACTGTAGACGTTGCAGGAATGAACGCTGTAGCCGTACCACCGGCCTGACCGTCAACGTATTCAAAGCCAACACTGACGGTCGTAGACGCGCCGAGTGCAGCGTTGATCATTGTGGTCGTATAGACTTTCGTACCAGCGAACAATTTGACGAGACGTACTTTGTCAGAGATAGCAGCTGCAGCCAGAGTAATAGATCCGTGCGCGTGTACTGCGCCGCGATCACCACTTGGCTGTACGTCCTTAAGACTTGGGGCATTGATAGTTGCCATGATTTATTCTCCTAGAGAGTCGGGATTTCTCCCGACTTTACTTCAATTTAGATGCCTGATTGATTGTTACTCAATTAGGAAGCCAAGAGCGTACGGCCTGCAGCTGACGCTGGATCTGGTGCGTAGGAGTCAATAACCGCTACGCCGTGATCAGTATCTACGCCGTCAATACGGAAACGGATCTTCGCAGAGCCGCCCATTGCCGCGCACACTGTCTCAATGCTGTTGCCGTGATCTACTTCTTCTTCGCTCCAGTCGTAGAAGTAGTCGCTGCGACTTGCACCGTAGACCTTAGCCAATGCCTGAGCGCCCAAGATAATCGCACGGTCCACGTCTACCGCTGTATTGGCTGTAGATTCAGTGTATGTGCCGCCGTCTGCACCGCCTGTATCGTATGTAACTGCCGTGCCGGTGGTGAACCGGATAGCGTAACGGTTCAGACGCTTGATCAGCATGCCGTCCCACATGATCGTTTCGTAGGTGTCAAACAATGGGTGCTTATTAGAGCCCATCGCAGACTTACGTTCGAATGCGTATTTAACGGCATCGTTCCACTGTGTTTGGCCAGTACGAGACTTGAGGTAGAGCCATTGGCGTTCAGTTACGAACATGCACCACATTGGGCTGTTCCATGCTGCTTCGTCGCCCTTGATCTTGATAGGGGACAAAGGAACAGTAGATTCGCGCAACTGAGAAGTGATGCGGCTGATGTCTTGCAGCGTCAGTGCATCGTTTGTGCCGATGTCTGAAGGCAAAGTAGCGTCATTCGCATAGAACTGACGATTCTTAGTAGGTGCATTTACCCTGTTGATCATGATTTCAGAGAACTCTGAATCAGTCGCCAAAGGTACTACCCAGTCAGTTGTATCTTGTACGCCACGCGCGCCAGCTAAGTGAACCAAAGTGTTTTGGTCTTCAAAGCGCTGCATCCATGCCTGCAAACCAGCCATAGAGATAGAGCGCAAGTTATGCACAGTACGCTTTTGAGTCATGCGACCACCGCTATCGGCACCGCCGCGAACTTGATTAATCTTCACGTCCATGCTGGAAGTTGTGAGATTCATCATACGGCCTGCCATCTTGCGATCGCCCATTGTCGGCTTGCCTTGCAAGACGTTGAACAAGTCGATAGATACGGCTTCGCCTGCACCTTTGGACAAGTCACCGGCCTTAACGATTGGATAGTCTGGGCTAGTTTGACCTTTGGTCTTTGCGGCGAAGTTACCTTCTTTCGGCATTTCACCAGAAATCAGGTTCATGAAACCCGGCGCAGTCTGCACACGAGTAAAGAGGCCAACGGAATAGACCTTACGGGCTAGGGCGCTGCCTACTGGAACTGTAGTTGCCATGATTTAGTTTCCTTATTAAAGGTTGTTTAAGTACGCTTCTTGTTGATCTGCGGTCATACCAGCAAACTTAGCGGCGATCTGCAGCGTCGACATATTTGTGAGCGCTTCCAATTCGTCGTTTGCCGCGTGTTGACCTGCGGGGAAGTCAGAAAGCGAAGTAGGTACTGCTGTCTTATTCGCTTTGGCCTGAGCCTCCGCAAGTGCCTTTGCTTCTGCCTTCAACTGCTCCGCTGTTTTCTGCGCTGGCGCATTAGATTGACCTGGTACATTAATCACACCGTTTGCCGACTCCACCATTTCAACGACCTTGGCGAACCGTTCTTCAAGTGTTTTCCCTGCCCATGCTGGCGAAGCCTTTAGCGTGTTATCGAACTGTATTGCAAGTTCAAACGCAACAGGATCGGTGTTTGCAATGTGCGCCAGCTTTGGCGTTGCGTCGATCGCATCCTGCACAAGTTGCGCAGTTGTGCGTTCTGTTTCCGCTTTTTGCTGGTTGACCGTTTCTGCGACAGGCTTAATCTTTGCTTCAAGAGCTTCGGCTTGCTTACGCATAGCCATAATGCCTTTGTAGACGGTCGGGAAATCTTCTTTAAGTAGTTCTAGGTCTTCTGGCGATAGATCGTCTGTCTGTTGAGGGGCGGCGGATTCCTCTGTTTTTACGCCTTGATCAGACTTAGCAGCTGCTTCGAGCTCGGCTAACTTACGTTGCGCTTCCGCGAGTGCTTCTTCAGCACGACGGGCACGCTCACGGTCGGCTTGCAGGACAGAGTAAGGAATGATGTGCTTGCCGTCTTTCGTGGCCACGCCATCAGGCTCTTTCTCGCCTTCATTCGATTTTTCTGCTGCTTCGGGTGTTTCTTGTGCTTCAGATTTTTCTTCGACCGGTGCATCCTGTTTCGGTGGCTCTACCAGTTGACCTGATTCAATTTGATTGAACAGGGCTGCGAGGGCTACCGGATCGGTTGTACTCGTGTCGATATCTAATCCATCCATTGCTATTTCTCCATTTTGTCGCGTTGGTTGCGTATTTAAATAACCCTCTTGACCAGCCTATAACCCAAGGCGGGGAATGGTCTTTTGGGACGATTGATTATTGAATGACTTTTTCTATTTGACTATTCACTTAGCAAAAGAATTATTCGCCTGCGTTCTTCCCTCACTTCTTCCGCAACACGTTCCTTATATGCCGCAATGTCTGCAGCAAGATTCTTTGGCAAGTCCTTGATTACTGGCTTAAATGTCAGACTTCTCCGACTCTTTTTCTTTTGAGTCGTCGGCTTCTTCTTTGGCCGCTGCCGCTGCCTCGGCCTGAACCTTTGCAAGTTCTGCCTTCAAGCGTTCGATTTCAGCGTCTTTAATTGCCTCTGCCTGAAGTTTTGCGGCCTCAACTTGTGCTTGAGCGGCAATCTTTGCTTTTTCCAGTTCGCGAGCCGTGATCTCTCTTTCCTTGTCGATTTCCTTTTGGCGATCGATCTTGGCTTGCTCAATGTCAGAGTGAGTTTTCAGCGTGATTTCGTCCTGATTTGCTTTTGCCTCAATCTCTTTGCTAAATAACTGCTGTTGCAACGCCTGCAATTGCTCTTGCAATGCCTGCACTTGGCGCTGTGCTTCTGCTTGAACGGCTGCGACGGCCTCATTTGAGCCCTGCCCTTGCCCGATATCTGCCAAGGTCTTTTGCGCTGCTGCTTCGATCTGTGCAATTTTTGCCTCGCGCTCGCGCATTTCCAGTGCTAATTGCTGTTTCTGGATTGCTTGTTGCTCTTGCATCATGGCCTGCTGTTGCTGCTGCGCTTCTGGCGAGTCGTCTGGCAAGTTGAGACCTTTGCGTAGGCGGTCGGCAATCTTCTGAGATCCCGCCAAGTCTGTTGCCTCGATAACGAAGTCGATAATCAATGCCTGCGCTTCTGGTGGCAGTGACTTGGTGATCTCAGTCAGCATTTGTAGCTGCTGCATGCGGAATGTTGGCGTGCTTGGAATGTCGTCCAACACCACCTTAGCGCGCACACGTGATACGTCATTTGCAAGCGTGATCTGCCCAGTATTCGGGTCAATCACTGGCATGTTCAATGTAACGACTTTTTGAGACTGTCCCTTACCAATGGTTACATTTGTTGGCTTGCCGATAAGATCCTCTTGAATCAGAGAGAACAACATTTCACCGACCATACGACGCGCAAAGCGGAAATTGTCGTTAATCTCGCCCAGCGTGTTCAAGCCCTGCTCTACAAGGCTATTAATGGCAAGTCCTGAACTAGCCGCTGATTGTTGTCCCTGCATTGCCTTGTGAATGCCTGAAGACTCGGCAATTTCTTGCTTCGCCTCTTGCATTACTTGGAATTGCTGGATCGCTAGTTCGCCACCTGGTTCTACTTTGAACGTGCTATTTGGCTTACGATCTTTATCGAGAATGATGTAGGCGTCTGGTCGGCTTACTTCCCTAGCTGCTTTGCTGTGGTCTTTCACGGCATCGCTATCTGTAATGACGCGCTTACTATTCAGTGACCACAACATCTTAGACTTACGGGCATTTACCTCGTCTTGTGGCGACAGCATGGCACGAACCAAGCCGTATGGAACAAGTGTTAGGTCTTCGCGGTAGCCAAAGAACGGCACATATGGAAAGTTGTTATGCTTGTATGGGCTCGGAACGTCGTACAAGAAGTGTGGACCACAGTACCAAGCCAGGCGTACCTTTTGGAATGTCGCCATTCTCACTTTCACCATGCCCGAGGCGATTGCCTCATTGTGGCGAGGATTATCGAAATCAACTTCAACAGTTGAGCCGTTTTCAAGTGTCATGACGTAGCCGCGCACCCACTTTCTGTACCAGATTTCAGACAGGCAAACCCGACGTGCCGTAGTGTCGCGCCAATCTGTTGCTTCCATACGACTATCGCGCTCGATTTCCCACGATTGGGACAGTTGCGTGTCCTGCTCAATGAGAGGATCAAAGCCTTGCCATGCGTCTACACTGTTTCTAAACAGCTTTGCGTACTGCGGCATCATGGCAATAGCTGCGTCTAGATCAAGCCAACGTCTGCGAATCTGATATCTGGCGTCTGACAAGTCGTATTTCTCGGCTCGCCAGTCCCAGAAGATCTCGCGGCGATGTACATACTGTACGCGGTACGGATATTTGAGCGGATCTGATTCACGCGCCACTTCAACGAAGCCTAGCCCAGCTTTTAACTGTGCTGCATAGGAATCGCTACACGCACGGTCTGCTCGAGATTCAATCTCGGCGTGCTTGAGTTTCATACTCAAAGCCTCTGCCGTGTCGTCGTTTGCTATGTTGTCGTCTTCAGATCTGACGCGCCAATCGGTTCTCGTCTTGGCTTCCATGCCTAAAACGGTATCAATTGTCGGTTTGATCAGATTGGTAACGAGGGGCGGCTGGCCGCGATCTTTCAGGCGTTCGATCGTGTCTGCGGAAAGCTGATTGCCGTCGTAGTAGTCTGATGCGCGGTCTGCTTCGCGACGCCATGCGGGTTGGTGTCTAACTTCCCACAAGAATTGTTCTACGGTCTCGCGTGACAGCGCAGTGTTTTTGAGTTCTTCAGGCGCTTTCTTGTCTCGTTCGGCTTCACCATAGACAATATCACCGCTTTTTTGCGGTGCCTCTGGCAAGATAGCTGCCTGTGTAAGTTGAATGTCTGCTATGGCCATAGTATTTCCTCGCTCGATTGTCACATTTTCTTAGAATGTGGGCTATTTGATGTTATATGCGCCAATCGTAATCTCGTTTGATTTCGTAGTCGTTTGGATCTGGTGGGCAAATAGCGTATCTACGCATCATCACGCCGTAACGAGTCGCCGACATAAGGTCGTCTCGCTCCTTCACAATCTTGCCGTCTTTGCGGTGATACATGCGAAACTCAGCAAACCAATCATTCAAATGACTGAATACCTTAAATCTGCCTGACTTCATCATTTCATACATAAGCATAAGACCGGCCTCAACCGATGTCCGGCTTGTGCGTTGCTCGCCGTCGTCTCCTGTTTCCTCAAACTGTGCCATTTCGTGCAACATATTTACGCCAGCGTTACGGTACTGTTCGGCCAACTGCACACCTGTCCCCTTTTCGTGCTGTAGTGTGTCGTGTGGCCAAGCCATAGGAATCCACTCGCCACGCGCCTTGATAGCTGGTGCCTGATCTGCTGGGGTTTGCTCCCTAACGCGCACTGCGTCATAGACGTACATAGTGTCGGTGTCTCGATCCCATGCAAGCCAGACTTGCGCGGCTGGGTGATCCCATCCCATATCCATGCCACCAATACGCGGCCACAAGTCGGGAAGCGTGAACGGCTCGACACTTATTGCTTCGTCTGGTAGCGGGAAAATTCGACCACTACCCAACATCGGAATACCTTTAGTACGGGCATCGCGCTCGTGCGCCGGATACTTGGCAACAATGGCGTCTTTTTGCTCTTTGGTGTAATGCTCAACGTCGTAGATCGTCATTGTCGTGACGTGGCAGTTTGCAAACTTAGGCACCGGATAGAAGCGATCAACAGTCTCAGACATACCTTTCAGCGGCGTAAATGTAAGGTACACCATACCGTGCGTGGCATTGGTACGGGTAATACCTTCCATGTACAGATCAATAGGCGGTTCCTCATCGAACCAGACTACATCGACGGTATCTGCCTGCCATTTGGTGCGGCCTTGATCGTAACTGTTGAACTTCAGGACTGATACGCCACCGCTTACGTGCTTGACAGAGATTGAATCGATCGCGTTCGGGACACCAGACTTGCGACTGACTTTGATAATGCAGTCTTTCGGAATGGCACCAGTTCCCCACTGTTCTTCGTCCTCGGGTGATCCGACTAAAAGACGTTGCACGCCGCGCACCGTGAGCTCTGCCGACTCTGACCCAGTCATTGCGCGAATGTGTCGGTTCCAACGTCGGCCCTGCCACCATTCCGGATACTGCCCAGTCAAGTGCATTGCCATTTCGTAGGCACCTGCCCAAGTCTTGCCCAACTGATTACCCGCACTGAATAGTCGCTCGGTGAATGTTGAACTTGCGAAGTGAAATTCCTTCTGCTTTTCGTATGGCAGATAGTATTTCAGCTTGTTCTCGTCCTTGCGTCGCTTCAACTCCTTAAGCGTGTCGAGATACTTTTCAAGCGCCGACGGCTCGGCTGGGGTGTCTGGTAGTACGATCATTCGAGTAATGGCAAGCCAAGCTCTGCAGCCAGCATGTTTGCCTGTGCTTTGAGTTGATCATCCGACATCGTGACCATGTGGTTGTGGTTGATGTCGACCTTCGTGCTAAACATGCCTAATTCCTTACCCAACAGTTCAAGCGCACGGTTAGCGCCTGCACTGTCGAACTTGTATTCGCCTGTCTCGCGTAGCTCGCCGTCAATCATTTTCATGACGGGCTCGGCCTGCATGCACCGCTCTGCAACTTTTTTGAGGCGATCGATAACCCAGCTTTTATTGATGGCTGCTGCCTCGATGACCTTTTGAGAAACTTCTATCGATAGCTCGTTGATACGCGCCTTTACCAACGGATAGTTTTTTTCCATGTTGGTGCCAGCGGTAGCGGCTGTAGTCTTGCCGTTGGTTGCGAATACGATTGACTCGCCCTGACTCATGCCGAATGCTCGGCATCGTGCATAGGCTTCCTGCTCTGGCGTCAAGCCGTTATCCAAAACGAATACGGCCTTGACTGCCTTCTCGACAGTCTTAGCCTTGTTGGTCGCCTTTTTCTTACGATTTATGTCGTTGACGCCTAGTTTTTCATCTGTTTCGTATCGTGGCATTACTTCACCAAGTTTTTAGCTGAATTGAGCGCTGTTATTACATATTGAACGACAAGAGCGACGGCCACAATAGTTCCTGATGTTGCCGTGATGGTAAGCCATTGCTTTTCCACCTTTGTGTCGATCGCTGTTGCCTTGGCTTCCGTCTCTGCCTTGAGGTCGTGCAAATCGGTCTTGCTTGCGAAGTCCTTGTGGATTTCTTCTTTTATGCTCGCGATTGCCTGCTGAAACGCGGCGGCTTGCCGGATAAACTCAGAATCAATTTCTTCGCGGAAGTCTGTGATCGACTTATTGAATGCCGTCGACTGTTTTTCGATTAGGATTGTCTGGTTTGCAATCTGTATCTTTAGCTCTGCCAATGCTGATTGAAGTCGTCCTTCGCCGTCCTTCATGTTGCGTTCGAGATCTGCCATTCTCTGCTTGGCGACTTCACGTGCAACTAAGTGCATTGCTTCTTCTTCGCTGTATCGTTTTTCGTCGCCCATGTTATTTTTTCTCGAGTTGTTGTTTAACTGATTTTGCTAACTCCTGCCTTACCTTCACGGCATCGATTAGCGCCTGTTGTCGTGCCGCACATTCTTTTCCGTACCTAGTTGCCTGTACCAGTGCACGAGCCGTGTCTAGTTGATCTGCTGTTGTAAGCGGATCGGCAATCACGTCACCGCATTTGACCAAGTAACTATCTGGTACGTCCGGCGAGATCAAGGTTAATTTGGTCGCGCAACCCTGCAGGCAGAGTGCAATCAATACTAGGATTAGGGTTCGCATTTTGTAGTTCCTTAATCATTTGCTCTAGGTTCGCTGCTCTTAGCTTAGTTGCTGCAAGCTGCGATTCAAGACGCGCAATACCCTGTTTATCTGTTACCGTGACGGCTGCCTGCGATGTGGTGGTAACAGCTTCTTGTTTTGCTTCTTTTTTTGCGTCCTTAAGACTGTCTTGATGCCAGCGGTAGGCGTAGCCGCTGGCGAAAGAAATAATTAGGGACAGAGTAATTGCCGTCCAAGTTGACGGGCTCAGTGCGGAAATCATCGCTTGGTCCATTTCATAGGGATAAGGCGGCATGCCTTGTCGGGGTTTGCGTATCTGTTGGCGGGGCTGTTGTCGACGACACANNGCGTGTTGGTAGTTGCGACAGCTGTGGCAGTTGGCTAGGGTAGACATACAGTTTTCCCCCAATCTTTGAACAGTGGTTGATGTTTTGTCAGGATCTTGACCGAGTATGTTTGATTCTCGACTTGGTTTGACGGCAGGATGCCAGGATTGATCGTGCCTGTGTATTCCCAAGATCCTGCCCTCTGTGAGAGTTTTTGTCGCTTGTACACGTAGCCTAAGCCACCGTTATAGCTCGACAACGTGAAATGCCAGCGGTCGCAGTCCGTTTCTGCGAGCCGGATTCTGTCGTAGATCCAACGGTCATACCAAACGCCTGCCCGAATCGCCCAAGCTGGGTTCGTTGGGTCGACTGTGCCAAAGGCGCCAGCCGTTGCCGTCCATTGCGCCGTTGCAGGCATGAATTGCATGAGCCCAGCTGCACCCGTGCGAGACATTGCCATTGGGTTGCAATCTGACTCTTGCCTGATCTGCGCCATGATGACGGGTGCTGGTGCTGGAATGCCGAATCTGAACTGTGCTTCACGCGTGACTTGCGCACGGTACTTGTCTGCGTCCTTGCGGCATTCTGCTTGTGCCACCAGTGGGATCAGAACTAAGAAGACTAGTAAGATTTTCATAGGCCCAATGATCCAGCAACAATGACACCAGCCACGATAATTGCCCGTGCGAGGTATTCACCATCGGTCGGCTTCCTATCAATACCGATTCGACCAATCGCGTGACGGCTAACCCAATAGCCAACCCAAGCCAATGTTGTGACGTGGCCAGTCTTGTAAAGAATTGTCTGGATGAAGGGGTGATCGGTGCCAGCAAACCAGCTTGCTAGGTAGAGTGCGAGGCCAAAGATCAGCCATGTAATCATGCGTAGACGGTCAAGTGCTTTGCTCATGATGGTGTCCCAAGTGGTTGAGTGGGTGAAGCGTAGCTTGTACGAGTCAATTTGATGTTGGTCTTTCACGATTATTTCTCACTTTCAATGTAGATGATGACGCCAGCGATGTAGTTGATCGCACCTAGTAGTTCTTTTACTGCTGCATCCTTATCCATGCGTCCGGCTTCTTGGATCTTTTTGATTGCTTGATATCGCAAGCCGTCTGCACTGCCGACAAGCTGGCTGATGGTTTGCATGGGCTGCTTGTCGAATGGCAGGTTGTTTGCATGACGTTCTTTCCCTTTGCCGTGCGCGGCCTGTTGGTATGCGCGTTCGAGAACGTCTGACAATGTTTTGTAGTCGTCTGTGGTGCTTCTCGTTGTTGTAGTGATCGCGATGTCTGGTTGATTGATGACGATCGCTTTCTTGCCGAGGACCGTTGAGCGAATGATTGCCTCTGTTTCTTCTTCGCTTGGTTTGTAGAGTGGCTTTACGTGTGGCGGTGTGTTTGCTGCCATGTCGATTTGCTCTTCTTGGCTTGGCCTGTCGACTGGCTTGGTATCGGTGACGGCTGCATACGTGTACGTGTGCGGTGTGGCAATACCGACAGCTGGTCCGAGCGTGCC